CTTTTTCAAAGTTAAGCAAGATCTCTGACATTTCAGACACACTATCTAAACAGACGGTATCGTATTGTAGTTCCCCGCTTTTAAGCAATTCATTAATTTCTAAAATCTCTTGTGCTTCTTTCACCTGGATTACATCAACATCCTCTCGGTCTCTAACTGAGAGTAGACCAGATTCCATATCGATAATTAATTTTCTGCCAGGAGCAGTTGCACAAAGCGTAGTTTTACCAGCACCCGCGGCGCCGTATATAAGTATTTTAGCCCCCTGATCATTAACGAGATCATTCGGCTTAACAATTCTATCTTTTAAAGACATAATTCTCTTCTCCGAAGTTATTGAAAAATTATAAAATAAAATTTACTATATGTAAATTATTCAATATCGGTATTGTAGATGATTAGAAAAGACGCAGTTTGGTTAGCAAATTATTACTTCAGAGCAAAAGTACTTGCAACCAAGTCGTTAAAGCTTTTAGAATCTATGAATATTGAACCAAAACATAAGGAGAGAGAAGTGGAAAGATACAGTCTTAAACAATATATAGAATTTCTTGGTATGAAAGATGCGGCCGAGAAGTTTGAATGTTCTATCGCATCAGTCAAAGCTTGGAGATATGGCTACCGTCAACCCTCAGTTGATCAGGCTAAAAAAATTATTCGTGCCACTAACGGCAGATTAGATTTTGAATCCATATATGGTAATCTCGATAGTATTCTGACTGATAGTGTTCAATCTTAATTTAACAGAAAACGAGACACCTCTAGATATTGCTTTAGCATATTACGACGAGGGGCTGTCTGTTGTACCCCTGCTTAGGAAAAATAAGAAACCGCCAGCTTTTCTTGGGGGGTGGCATCAATACAAAGAAGCACGACCTGAACGTGAAAAGGTTGAGGAGTGGTTCAAAGATCGTGATGATTTAGTAGTTGCATTAATATGTGGTGAGTTTGTCGTTGTAGATGCAGACACACCAGAGGCTATGCTTTGGGTCCAGGAAAATTTACCAGTTACACCTTTCAAAGTCACTACTGGTAAGGGTATGCACTATTACTATAATAATCCGCAAAACTACACAACCTTTGCTACACGCAGAGTTAACGAAACACCAATAGAAAGACATATCGATATAAGAGGTGAGGGTGGTCTCATTATTGCTCCTTATAACCGTCATGCAAACGGTTTAATGTATAAGCCCTCACTTCTTCCTGAATGGGAGGTGTTCGATTTTTCAGATCTACCAGATTTTACTGAAGAGGAATGGACCAAAATTACAGGTAATGGTAAAGCAAGCAATACCCCTGCTACTGCACCTATATCTTTGGATGGTGTACACGAAGGATCCAGAAACGACCAGGCCGCTAGACTTGCAGGATATTTAATTTCCAAAAACATTAACTTAGATTTTTGTAAATTCTTTATGCAGTCTTGGAACTCGCAAAACAATCCACCACTACCAGATAATGAAATAAATTCTGTTGTTGATAATGTAAAGAAAACCCACGATAGAAAAAATACCAGAGCACCATTATTTGTTAAAAGTGATCAAAAGATAGAGCCACCAAAACAATTATTTAATCCTCCAGGCATACTCAAAGACATGTATAAGTTTTGTGAGGATATTGCTCAAGTCAGCCAACCAGAGCTTTCGCTTGTTGCAGCGTTAGCTTTGGTGAGTGTTACATGTGGTCGTCTTTACCGCACAAATATGAATAACTTTTCATCTTTATATTTTATGGGTATTGCTAAATCAGGACAGGGCAAAGAAAACATCAAATCATTTGTTGAATCTGTACTCAATATGTCTGATCACCAAGATCTTGTTGTGGGTGATGGCTACACATCATCTGGGGCCGTACATTCAATATTAAGATACAGACCAACACAAATAACCATAATGGATGAATTTGGTAAAAGGTTGGAAGCAATAGGAGCGCAACAAAATACCAATAGAGAAGACGGCATACAAACTCTTATGGAAGCTTGGGGCAGGTGTCATGGTACATTAAGACCTGACAACTATTCGCTTATGAATGTGCCTGAACAATACAAAGACCAAGCGATGAATAGAGTCTGCCATAAACCTGCCATTACTTTGGTTGGCTTGTCTGTACCACAAAACTTTTATAAGGCACTAAACTCAGGTCGTATCGCTGATGGCTTTCTTAACCGTTTTGTAGTTATAGAGTCAAAAGAACCTAGGAAAGTACAACGGCTTAAGAAATTTAAAAGCGCGCCACTCAATATTGTTAATTGGGTCAATCATGTTAGACGTGGTAGATCTGAGTTTGGTATTGTTGGACAAAACAATCCAGAGATGGATCTAGAACAAGTTGTCATTCCATTTAGCAGAGAGTCTGAAAACTTATTAGATATGTTTGCTGAAGAGATTGTTAAAAGACAAAACACATTAGAGAAAGACAATCTTGAACCGCTATTATCTAGAACAAGAGAAAAGGCTATGAGGTTAGCTTTGTGTTGTGCACTAGCAGAGAATCCAAGTACCAAACAAATATCTGCAGAGATTACAGAATGGTGTATTGATTATATGCGGTATTACGATTTGCTATTTATTGAAGCTTGTCGGGACAAGGTAGCATCTTCAGCAACTGAGTCCAAGATTAAACAGGTTTTATCTTTTGTTAGATCTAGAGGAGAAGAAGGTATCAGTAAAAGAGAAGTAGATCGTCATGAACTATTTAGAAGCATGAAGTCATATGAAGTAAAAGAAATTATTGAAAGACTTAAGAATGCTGGTGAAATACAAGAAATAGAATTAAAGATTGGAGGCAAAGGAAGACCAACAAAAAGATTTGTGGCTGTCGATCCTGCATTTTATGAAGATTGATAAAAACGCACTTAAAGAATCAGTTATAGATACCAGTATCGGCTTACCTATTAACTGGCTATTTGCCTATCTAACACTTTTGTTATTGTATTTATTTAACATTACAGATCTTTTAATAATTTCAATTGCACAAGTAACGGTTTTAACCATTCTGGCTATTATTAGAAAATATTATGTCAGAGTATATTTTGGAGGAAAAAATGAAAGTACCAAGCTTAGAAACTAGAGACGACCAAAAAAGAGAAGAACGAGTAGCTGGCTATTTGGAAGGCGCCTGGAACGTAACTTGCCATAAGTTACCCACAACTTATTCACTTGATTATTGGATAGAATCAGCCGATAAATGTTTTTGGTGTGAAGTTAAATGTCGGACATTTGCTAGCGATAAGTACGATACATTCATCCTATCTGTCGCTAAATTACGCAAAGGTGCATCTTATGCCAGGTCGACAAACATACCTTTTATTATTGTGTATGCGATGACTGACGGTCTTTTTTTCCACAAGTGGGATCCCAATCATACTTACGATATAAGAATGAATTTATCAAAAGATCCAACCTATATAGATGACAATGAACCATATGCGCACATTCCAAAGGATATGATAGAATGTATTACGGACAAACCATTAGGTATGGACCGTAATGAAATAGGATTATGTTAGGAAAATTAAAAGGATTAATCGGAAGTCTAGCGCCACAACTAGGACACGCTATAGGTGGACCCTTAGGTGGAACAGCAGCAAATATGATCGCAGAAGCTTTAGGTTGCGATCCTTCACCCAAAAATATTGAAAAAGCCTTATCAGCAGCAACGCCAGCTGAGTTACTAAAGCTTAAAGAAGTTGAGAAAGAGTTCGAAGTTAAAATGAAAGAGCTTGATGTAGATATTTATAAACTACATACAGAAGATGTGCAAAATGCAAGAAAAGCATTTTCAGGTGATTGGACTTCTAAAATACTTGGTTTCATAACTATTGGTGGTTTTATGGGTTATATATTTTTAGTAACAATACAGCCCCCTGAACAAAACTCTGAAGCACTCATTAATCTTGTACTAGGGTATCTTGGTGGATTGGCGTCTGCCGTTATTTCTTTTTACTTTGGTGCTTCACACAAAAAAGACGAGTAGCCTATTGACTAGGTAACACCTCAGCGCCGCATGCTGGAACATTAGGCTGCTCTTTTAATATGGAAGAAATAGTAGTAATAATTCAACAAGTAGGTTTTCCTATTGCTGCGGCATTAGGGCTAGGGTGGTTTATCTATAAACTAATCATGCGTATTGTCGATGGTATGGAAACTAAGCTTGATGTTGTTGATGAGAAAGTAGCTGAACAGATAACAGCTATGGAACAAAGACTAGGCACAAAGTTAGATAGTCAATATGGTATTATTGTTAGTCTGATTGACAGAGTGAGGGCTTTGGATAATCAAACGATTAGACAAGACGTACTTTTGAAAACATTATTGGGTGTACCAAATTTAATAGATTTAGAAAAAGTAGCGAAAGCAGATAGAGATGACCAAAGGAAAGATTAAAAAAGGCGCGCCCAGCATAACAAGAAATATTAGAAAAAATTACAAAGATAATATATTGATGATATATACTTATATTTGTATGTTTTTAGGATTTTTATTTGTCGTCTTGATTGCTTTTAGTGCTCAAGCAGATGAAATAAAATTTAAGTTTAAGTCACCTAGTTTTAGTGGCGTTGGCACTTCAGCCCATTATTTAACAATAGAAAACCAAGAGTACACCAGGAAAGAAGCTTTAGAGGCTGAAATTAAAGCTTTAAAAGAAGAGGCAGAAAGAGAAGAAGAAAACACAACATTAGCAAGATTTCTTAAAAACTTTGAATCAAGAATATATGCCCAACTGTCTAGGCAGTTAGTGGAACAGTTGTTTGGTGAGAACCCTGCAACTGAAGGTGAGTTTACTTTGTTTGATAACATCATTAGTTGGACCTCAGATGGTATCAGTATCACTCTAACAATATATAATACTATTGATGACACTTATACGACTATTACTATCCCTATTGGTGATTTCGGCTTTAACTAGTTGTGTCAGTCATACCGCTCGTATATTACCTTGTTTAGATAATCCAGATAAAGATTATAAAGACGTTGTTACTATTGTTGGTAAGGCAAAATGTTATTCCAAATCAGCATTTATAAATGAACCAATAACCGATCAAATAAAATTAGTAAGGCCAGCTAAAATAAGACCAGTAGTAGCTGTTTACAGGTTTCAAGACTATACGGGACAAAGAAAATCAATAGATGGTTATGCTAGCTTTTCAACCGCTTTAACTCAGGCTCCAGAGATCTATCTTATAAGATCTTTAAAACAAACAGGATTTTTTCGTGTAGTTGAGCGCGTTGGTATAGATCATGTCACACGTGAGCGCCAGATCATAAGATCTACAAGAGAAAAATTTGATGAAGAAGATGAGCAAATGCCGTTACTTTTTGCAGGTATTATCTTTGAAGGCGGTATTGTTGATTACAACACCAATCTGCTAACTGGTGGTATGGGTGCCAGATATTTAGGTATTGGTAACTCCAAACAATATCGTGAAGATACGGTTCTAGTTTCAATAAGAGTAGTTTCTGTAAGTACGGGAGAGATTTTGATTGAAAACCTCACGACCAAAACCATACTTTCTGTCGGCTTATCTAATGACTTTTTCCGCTATATTGCTGAAGGAACTAAGCTCGTAGAGTTCGAAAGCGGTAATGCGATGAATGAAAGTAAGGCAATTGCACTACAAGCTGCAATAGAGACAGGAATTGTTGATATAATAAAACAAGGTAGGGAAAAGGGCTATTGGCAATATTTAGGAGAATAAATGCGAATTTTGTTTTTAGTACTTTCATTAAGCTTATGGGCCGATAATGAAATATACGTTAACCAAAGTGGTTCTAACGCAGTAATAAATTTAGAGCAGCTAGGTTCAGGCAACTTGATAGGCGGCACGTCTGCAGTTTCTGGAACTATGACCGCTTTAGATCTAGATGGCACCAACATGACTTTAGAAATTAATCAGATTGGTGATAGCAACATATTTAGATCAGATGCGTTTGAATCAGACTATGTGACTGGATTATTTGATTTCCAGGGCGACAGCAACCAAATGGATATTCTTATGAATAGCAACGGTTTGTATTCAGCAGATTACGCTAACTATAATGTTCAAGTGGTAGGCGGCAGCAATACATTTGATGTCAAGATAGCAGAAAGTTCAGATGCTTCTTATTTAGATCTGGACTGGATTATTACTGGTGACAGCAATACTTTTGATATAGATATTGATTATGAAAATGCTGTTAACTATATGGATATTTTTGGGGATAGCAACGATCTAACTTTTACAGCAAGCGGCTATTCAGGAACAACTTCATCTGATTCAGGTTATTTTTATTTGGATCTAACAGGATCTGACAACACATTTAATATTACTCAAGCATCAACTTTAGCTAGAGATTGGTTAAAAATTGAAAGCACTACATCTAATTCTACTTTCTGTATTGTTCAGAATGATGGTGGTACATCCACTTCATGCTGATGCAATAGGTGATATAACAGAATTAAACGGATATGGGCAAGTCTTAAGAGATGAGCCCTATCCTGCTGTTTTAGATTTTGACATTAATTCTTATGATGATGTCAGAACCAGAAAAGGCCGTATAGCCATAACCTTTCTTGACGAATCAACCGTCAGATTAACTGAACATTCTAAGTTAGTTATAGATGAATATATCTACGATCCCAATCCATCCAAATCAAAAATGGCACTTAAGTTTGCTAGTGGCACTATCAGATTTGTTAGTGGCAATATTAATAAGCTTGATAAAGAAAACATAACTCTCAAGACACCTACAGCTGATATAGCGGTCAGAGGAACAGATTTTACTTGTACAGTAGATGAGACTGGTAGATCTTTAATTATTCTATTGCCAGATGAGTTTGGTGATGCAAGTGGTGAAATAGTTGTTTCAACTGCTTTGGGTCAGGTTGTGCTTAATAAACCATTCCAGGCAACGACCACTAGCGTTTATGAACAAGCACCCAGCTCTCCAGTCACTTTGGATATTAGCCTAGACTTTATTGATAACATGCTGATCGTTTCTCCTCCGAAAGAAGAAATACAGTTTGTCGAAGAAGAGCAAGCACAACAACAAGACTATTTAGACTTTACCGATCTAGATATCGATTATCTTAAGGAAGATTTCCTTGATGAAGATGAAGATTTTGATTTTACAGAATTGGATATTGATTTATTAAATGTAAATTTTTTAGAAGACTTATTGGATGTATTGGACATTCTAAGTGAAGAAAAAGAAGAAGATCAGTTGATGGATAAAATAACTGGTGCACAAATAGTTGGCACAAGTATAGGTCAAGATGCAGAAACACAAATAACAACTATATTGCAAGGAGATGAAATAAAACTTATAAGAACAGTAAATCAAAATGCACAATTAGTACTAAATAGTGAGCAAGCATATACAGTTATTCTTATTCAGGATGGGGTATCTAAAACAATAAAAATAAATGGTGGGCAATCTTCTAGCATCACAATAACACAAGGATCGGGATAATGCGTTTAGGTTTTTTGATAGCATTTATATTAGCAATACCATTAGCTTTGCAAATCACACCATTAGAGATACTAAAGCTCAAAACCTTTGATTATTTGGTACCAAAAAAGGAACCGTCAGGCTATTTTACGATCTTGGATATTACAGAAGAAAATGTCCAGGCTGAAGGCGGTTGGCCCATACCAAGATCCAGATTAGCAGAAATAAATGATACCCTTTTACAAAATGGCGCTTTAGGTGTAGGATGGGTATTAAGTTTCGTCGATAAAGATAGAACAGGTGGTGATCAAGATTTCGTAATATCACTCACAACTCATAACCCGCTTTTGGTTGCCACCTTCCAATACGATAATCAAATATACCCAGAACCAACAGGAACCGTCATACTTGGTGATCCAGCGCCTGGTATTCCACTTCAAGGCTATTTACCAAATATTCCAGAGATCGCTGCAGTTGTAGATGAGGGTATGGTATCAGCGCCAGTTGATGTTGATAATTTAGTAAGACGGCTACCATTATTATTCAGCATACCTAATGGGTGGGTGCCAGCTTTTGGTACACAAGTTTTGAAAGCTTTGGTTGGTGCCGATACATATGTCATAAAAACAAACGAGTACGGTTTAGAAGAAATTAGGGTCAGAGGATTGCCACCAGTCAAAGTTGACAGCTTAGGTCGCAAATGGGTTAGTTGGGTTGAAACACCAACAACCACACTTAACGAAATGGACGTTGCCAATAAATTTGTTTTTGTTGGAGTAACGGCTAAAGGAGTGATGCCACAAGTAGCAACTCCAGTTGGATTATTGGAACCACATAAGATCCAAGCAGCTTTGGCAGAGTCAATTTTGATTGAAGACTCACCTTACATTCCAGATTGGCATTTAGCTGCAGAAATTTTGATTTTGGGAATTTTTGTCCTTCTTATTTGGCTTACAACGAATTATTTTGGGGTAAGGAATGGTTTGATAAGCTTTGTAGGGCTATTTTCGTTAACGGGCTTCCTAGGAGCTCAGATGGCGTTTAGGGGTATTTTGTTGGATTTTTCCTACACTTTGGTGGCAGAATTCATAACTGGGGCCGTTTCTTTCTATTTGAACTACCAAAAACAATATAAATTACGTCAACAGATCAAAAAACAATTTGAACATTATTTAGATCCACGCCAGGTTAAAAGATTGCAAGAAAATCCTGATCTATTGAAACTTGGTGGCGAAAGAAGATACTGCACATTTTTATTTACAGACGTCAGAGGCTTTACTGCTTTATCTGAAAAATTAGAACCAGAAGAAGTTACTAAGATTATGAACAAGGCTTTAACCATTCAAACCGAATGTGTCCAAGCAAATGGAGGTATGGTTGATAAATTTATTGGTGATGCTTGTATGGCAATCTTTAACGCACCACTAGATCAAGAAGAACATGAAGTAGCGGCTATTACATGTGCGCGCCAAATGGTGAGAAAAATCAAAGAAGCAGATCTTGGTGTCATGATAGGTGTTGGTGTTAATACAGGTGATGCTGTAGTTGGCAATATGGGATCTGACACTAGGTTCGATTTTAGTGCTATAGGAGATGCTGTTAATCAAGCGGCTCGTTTAGAGTCTGCTACTAAAGAAGTTGGGGTTGATATATTAATAGGACATACAACAGCTTCAAGATGGCCAGGTATGTGTAAGTTCGTTAAAGAGATATCGGTAAAAGGTAAATCTAAACCGCTTAAAGTTTATACGACAGGTCTGCCAGCAATACGCTCTGCAAACTCAATACGTTCAGGCGACAAGCCTACGTCTAACTGAGGCATATCTAATGGTTGAATTTCTGGCATTTCAATTTGAACTGTTGGTCTTGGTATATTGACATCTCTGGCTGTTTCTTCTGCTTGCTGAATAGCTTGGCCTGCTTGTTCTAAAACTTGCTCATCTAGATCTGTACTTTCTAAGACATCACCAATAACCCCTTCAGCCATCTCATAACCTTCAGCAATAGAATCACCTACAGCTCTTACACCAGATAATCTAAATAACCTTTCAAAAACTTCCATTAACTGCACAACAGCAGACTTGTCTGTTCTTGCCATTAATTTTAAAAATTGTGGATTTTGAAATACCGATCGCAAAACAGAAAGACCTATAACGGTTCCCCATAAAGCAGGGTTGTATGCGTTAATAGCTATACCTGCAGCTACCAAAGTACCAGCAGCTCCACCACGCCCTACTTCTTTAGCTGTCATAATTTCTAAAGATCTACCGTAGTTACGCAGCCCTTGTGCTACTTCTCTACCAAACATCGCCTCTAATGTTTCATCACCATAAGATCTCAACATATTATTAAAAGCATCTGGATTGAATATTTTTGCTATATCGGCTTTTTTGGTTAATCCATCAAAATCAATAGCACGTGAAAGTAATTTGTTCATCGCATTATTTTGTATCTCTTGAAAAACTTCTGGACTAACCGTTTCTCTTATTAATCTAATGTTGGATGCGCCTTGCGGAGAAAAAACTTTATTAACCACTTCTTCAGTTGTTGCTTCTGGCAGTTTTCCTATAATTTGGTTGCCTTCAAATTTTGCTGTTTCAGCAGACTCTTTTGCTAAGGTTTCTAATTGTTTTAAGAATTTGCTGCCAGCTTGTGTCTTAACAATACCGCCTGTTTCAGGTTTGCTGAATGCAGTCAATAGTTTCTGTACTTGACCTGACTTAAGGTTTGGCTTTAGCTTAACAAGCTGATTTATAATTTGCTCGAATTGCAATCCTGCTTCATCACCAAATAGTTCTCTTAGTTTGCCAGGGCTTGCTCTTTCAAATTTTTGTAGATAGGTTGCAAACTTAGAAAAGTCTATTGTGTCAGTAGCTACATCTAAAGATTCTTGGAAAGCATCAGTAAACAATTTTTGTTTAACAGAATTTCTTAATGCTGTTTGATTTACTGCCTCATCAGCTTTACCAATTTTTACCAAATAGTCGTCGTAATTTTTTAAGGATTGAAAAACATTTTTAAGATCTTGTGTTTGACCGCTATAAAATACTTTCCTGTAGATTTCATCTGGATCGTAAGCTCCTTTTGATGTTTCAAATCTAATTTTTTTCATCACTTGAGAGTCAAATGGTTTTAGAAATTCTTGAGCATCTTTATTTGCTTGCTTTAACTCTTTTATAGCTTTGCCAACAAAAGCTTGATCTTGTTTGGTAAGTTCTTTTAGTGGCATTAATTTTGCGCCTACTACAGATGTATCAAGATCATCAAATATTCCACTAAAATCTTCAATCACATCATCTATTAATTTTGTTATTTGATTATCAGAAGTAATGTATCTTGCCTCTTCTTTAAGAGAGGATAAGGTGTCTCTTAAATCTTTAAGCTTAAATTGGCCAGTATTTATATCATTTTTAAAATCATTAATTATATTTTTAAAATAGTTGATTGGATTGCTGCTTAAACCCTCGGTATCGCCAAGTTTAAATTTAGCAGCTTTATTGCCTCTTTCGAGTTCTTTAACTTTTTTTAAAGCTATATCAAAACGATTGCCAGCAACTTCATGTATTTTGCTCATTATTCTAGGATCGTTTAATTGTGTTAAATACTGATCAACGATTCCATATTTTGTGCCTAAGTTTTCAGCAACACCTTTTCGGGCTTGTATGATTGCTTCTCTGATGTCGTTACCAATTTCTCTTTTACCAATCCTTTCGCCATAAATACCCATACCAGTTACATTTTCTGTCATTTCGTCCAAAAGATTTTGTAATTCAATAAGGCTTTCTTTTTCTGAAGATCTTAATTTATTTATTTGATCCTGAACTTGACGATCTAAAGCACCTTTTTGTTCAGCTGTAATTGTGGTTCGGCCACGATATTGTTTAATTAGATCTTGAATATTTCCTGCTTGGATCTTTTCTTTATTAAGCTTGCCAAACAAAGAAGTCATCATACGAAATAAATATTTCTTAGTTTCTTCGCTTCTAGTGTTGCCTAAAACTTGTTCTGTAAGAGCTTGTGCTCTGCCAGGCAAAGAACGGTTAAAAGCTCCTTGAGACGGCAAACCTTTTTCAGAATATTTTTTAATAAGACCATCTTTGATTGCTTTTTTTATTTCTTTATCGGTAGCTTCTCGCCCTAACTTAGCATCAAACTTTAAAACATCATCTAGATCTATACCTTGTACAGCTTGACGGTACAAACGAATATTATCGAATGGCGCTTGCTTGCCTAACATCAAATTATAGAATGAGCCAAAACCTTCACCTATACCTTGACCTACCGCACCCAATATAAACTCATCAGTTAATAATTCTCCTAACTCAGAAGCGCTTTGTTTTTGGAAACCCTGAACAGCATCTACCGCTTCCTCAGCCCCTTTACCTGCTGCTGTACCTAAACCAGAAGCAATTATTCTGTTAAGTCTTGGGCCGCCATTAAAAAAACTAGTGGCTTTTTTTATAGCACTCAAAGCTCTAGTTTGCGGAGTAAGTGCAGCAATAGCACCTAAAAGAGGTCCTGTTATACCTGCAAAGTCTGCTAAATCACCTGTAGTAAAAGGACTATTTTCATCTACTATAACATTCTTCGCTATAAGAGAACCATCTCCTGTTTCTATATATTCAGGCTCCATACCTAATCTTTGTAAACCCTGCGCAGTAGCAGCTATTTGTCCTTTACTATTTACAGTAAAACCACCTCTGCCTAAATTGTTTTCTGCTACGATAAAGCGTTCTTTAGGAGTTTCTGCACGCGCTAACTGTCTTCTTAATTTTGAATCTTGAACACCCCTTTCATAATCAAATAAAATATTATCTAGATATGGAACAGCCGCTATCCTAGCAGCATTAAATGCGTTAACTTGTTTAATATCTTGTTCAACTTTTGCTCTAGCTTCTTCTGGTGTATTGGCTTCTACTTGAACCGAGTTGCCTGGAGATATTTCTACGTTGTATCTGGGCATTTTACTCCCTTAATGAAATATTTATTAATTCTTCAAAATCTCCTTTTTGTATTGGGGAAGTTGGATCTATATTTAAAAGTGCCTGTAATGAAGGCATTAAGGATAAAGCCATTTGTTTGCCTTGAATACCAAAAGCAGGATCTTTAATCAAATCATAAGTCATTTGTACATCTGATTTTCTTCTTACATTTGCGTTTCTTAATTTAGATCTGCTTGCTCTTAGTTTTTCAAGAGCAATATCTCTGTTGTCGAAAAGTCCTGGTGTTCCAAAAACTTCAACAACAATAGCTCTATCTTTATCTGAAATTGTTCTACCAGATTCGCCAAGTATTGCTTGCAAGTTTCCTTGTTGAACAACTTTAGCTAAAGCCTCTATTTTTGCTTGTGGGCCTAATTGCGCTAAAGGAACATCTGTACCTAAAAGTGCATTAAGTTTTGAGTTCATAGAGTCTAACCAACCTTGGAAACCTCCTATTTTACCAGGCGGAGCATTTTCAATTTCTTCAATAATAGTGTCCATAAAAGCAAGGGCAGCTTGCCCACCTTGGAAATCTGCAACATTTTGTGAAACCTCACCACCAAAATCTCGCAAAGTTTTTAAATCGCTTGGTGATAAAGTTTGATTACCTTTTAAGCTAGCCTCAAGTAATAGCTCTTCCATCTTAGCTTGTTTTTCTAATTCTGCTTGTTCGCGCATTAAGTCTTTAGCGGCTTGTTCTTCAGCAAAGGCTGTAGCACCTTTTGCTAGTCCTGAGCCCATTTGCCCTTCAGCAACCAAGCTTGCGCCTATATTTCGTATAGCTGATAAAAACCTATCGTTTGAAAAATCTAATAATTTAGCATCAGATCTAACACGCTTATCTACCTCTTTATTAATATCTGTTTGGCCTTTTTCTTCAACAGACAATTCAGGGGTTTCAGCTTTAACATCGTCTTTCATTTCATCAGCAACTTCTGCAACAACTTCTTCAGGTTGTTGCGTTTCTTGAGCCGCTAAAGCATCAAGATCGCCCTGTATGTCAGGAGCAATAGCTT